GGTTGCTGTTACTATATCTCCAATACTTAAATTAAGTGCTTCAGCAGTTGCAGTAACTTCTGCTTTTAAATTGTTTCTTGATCTCTTTAATATGTTCTCGCAAATTTCTTCAGCTTGATAAGGTGAAGTAACTTGTATCATATCAAAACTTCTCTCTAATAAAGTTCCATTATCTTCTTCTAACATTGTTGAATGTCTGTCTGCTGATGCTAAGTGTGAATCATCAAATGGTGGATATGAAACTGTGTCTGATTGGTAATCTTTGGAAGGCGAAGTATAGGTGCCAATTACACGATTAAATTTTTCTGATTTACTTTCACCTTGTATTTTAACTTCGCTTACAACATTATCTTTAGTTAATAATAATTGTGAAGCACCTGAACCCTCAATAATAATCTTGTATTTACCTTGTGTATAATTAAAGATTGCTCTCATAGGAATTAAGAGTTCTCTTACATTTTCTATTAATTTCTTTTCAGTATCTAATACTGCGTTTGTTTCAAATAAGTTAATTGTACTTGCACCTGAGTATGGAGTTACTTGTGTATCGCAAGTATTTGCAGAAGTTTTAAATGTTTCGTAATTACTTTCAAAAGCATCATTGGGTAATCCTTTTCCATATCTGCTATTTCTTAAATAATCTAAAAGAACCAAAGATGAGTTTGCAGAATAAGCCCAAGTTGTTGGGTCATCTTGTCTATGTGAACCTGAACCACCTTTAGTTGTGTCTAATCTAGGGTCGTATATTTTTTTACCTCTTACAGTAATTCTAACTTCAGGTAATCCATTGTAAGCATCTTGATTCCATTTAAATCTTAAAGCAACATAAGCAAGACCAGATAGTTTATGATTTTCAGTCCAGTTAGTTGTTTCGTCAAGCAAAGAAGAAGCTGATTGATTATCTAATCCAAAAAATGGTTGAATAGATATTAAAGATTCTCCACCTTTATAATAGTTAGTATCTGAACTACTTACTGCTCTTAATGTTCCATCAGTTAATGCACCATCAAAGGTTACTAATTTATCATCTACATAAACTTCATCTATTGCTGTAATTCCTGAACCACCACCCTCGCACAATACTCCAGCTACATAAAGATATTGATTATCAGCACCAGAACTTTCAACAAATACTCTAGTTAATCCTACTTGTCTTTTTCCGTAGATAACTGGAATAGGATTGTTGTTAGAATCTTTATTTACTAAAGTTCCTTTAGCTTCATCTTGTGAACTAAATCTAGGTGCTTTTGGTTTTGGTGCAATTATATAACTTATAGCTGTTACTATAACGAATTGAATAATCGCAGAAGTTATAGTTGCTGGGTCAGCTTTGTATAATAATACTATGTTTTGATTTAATGAACTGCCAAATAATATTTCAATAAAATTAAATATTAAAGATACTACTAAAATTGTACTTGCTAATATTTTAAAATTAATCTTCATTATCTTTGAACGTGAAATTGTCTTTTAAATTTTTGTGATCTTCTATAAATGTTAAAGTTATCATCTGATCTAATCCATTTGATAGATTCATTTACTTCTAATTTTGGTTTAAAATATTCTTTAGTCCAAATCATTATTTCCTTTGCGTGGCTTTTGGCTATAACACCAATAACCCAAATATTTTTACCACAATTCCATTCGTTGGCTTTTAGTTTGCCAGTCAATTTATATCTATGTTCAACTATATCATTAAGAAAAGCCCAATTTGTATAACCGACATCTTCTTTTCCAACTCTATGAATTTGGTATTGATCTAAATTTAAAGAAGGAGTTATCATAGTTACTAATCTCTCATAAGTATAACAATCATACTTTGGAAATTGTCTATATAGATGAACTATTCTGTATAAGTCAGTCATTAAGCTGAACCCCATTTAATCTTTTGTGCAGTCTTACTTGCAAATTCCATTCCTTTGTCATTAGGAAAATAAAGCTTTTGTGAGTTCTCGGCAGTTCTTCTTCCTGAAGTCTTTTCAAAATCTGCCCAATGTGAAGCTATAATAATATTAACAGATGAAGTGGTTGCGTTTTCTTCTAATGTAAAACTAGATATTCTTCCATCAAATAAAAGAAATGGGTCAGCTATAAGTGCCTGACTATCATTTAAGAAACCTCTATATACTTTTGCAGATTTATTCATGTAGTTATTGTTAAGTAACAAAGAAATTATAGTTGTGTCTGCACCTGAAAATTTTAGGGAAAGATTATTAACTGATACGTCAGCAGTTTCTTGAATTTCTGAACTTCCTAAGAATAAAGATGAAGCTGTGTAAGTATTTCCGTCAAAAGAAATATCTTTATAATGATCTGTGTAATATGTGCCAGTTCCTATTCCTAGATAAACAAGTTCAACTGGATTAAGTTTATTTGTGGCTATTTCTGCTATGACACCAGCACTTAATGATCTTGTCATTACAGTACCTCTATAAGATCAACTTCGTATTGGAAATAATTTTCTGTGCTAATATTAAATTCTTGAATATCTCCAGTAAGTCCAACTGTAAAATCTACGTTAGAATAAATTAGAACTGTATTGTCAGATACGTTATCTCTTAATGGTGGTTCAAAGGTTAATGTTCCTTCGCCAGAACCATTAGATGACACATCTGCCATAACCATATAAACTTTAGTTTGACCTGTGAATCTAAAATAATCTCCAGCTTTAAATACACCTGATGTGCTGTTAGCCATTCCATCTATCGCAACAGAAGTAACTCCTGCACTAATAGCACCATTGACAGATATAACTCCTGATGCAACTCCTAAAGCATCATCTATTGTTGGTGGCACATATTGGAATGATTCCATTTGTGATCTTTGTTTCATAATAAAAGCATTTATAGGTGCAAACTCAGTTCTTGTCATAACTGGAAATCTTAGTCTTAATCTAAATCTTTGTCCGTCTATTTGTCTAGCTTGTCGTCTGCCAGAAGCAGTTGTAGTTACAATAGTATTTTGATTAGAACTAATAGCTACATCTCTAGGTACTGGGCTTGATGGGAATGTTCCACTCATACTACGTTAGATTTTCCTTTTTGATTAGCACCTTGATTAACTAAGTTAATTATAGTTGCTCTATTATCAATTAATAATTCTTTAATACCTCTAACATCATTTGCTTGAATATTAAATGTTATATTCCTTCCAGTTCCTGCTATGTCGTGATTAGGTACAATAGTTCCACTTGTATTAGGCACAAACAATTCTCTACCACGTTCACCAACTGTAATCGGCATACCACCTCTAACAGAACCACCTTCTGCTTCCATTACTGGATTATAAAAATTAGGTGCATCTAATGGTACACTTCCACCACCAGCAAATGCGTTAAATCCTATTCTAGCAATTGTACTTAGGAATCCACCACCCCCACCACCACCCATAGATTGTTGTTGTGATAATAAAACATTTTGTTTTGCAATTTCTGCTGTTTGTTGTTTAGATATTGCAAGTTTTAATTGATCTAAAGCTAGTAATGCTATTCTAATTAATTGTTCTTCTATTAATTGAGATAGAATTTTAACTAAAACTTTTTGTGTTAATTCTCTAAATGTATCTGTTAATTTTTTTCCTAAGACAATAGATTCTGCTATTCCTACTGAAATATTTTTAACACCTATTACTACACCTTCAGCAAGTGTTTTATTTAAATTTTTAAATGCTAAATCAGCTAAAGCAATTTCTCCTTTTAATTTACCCTCTAATAAACCAATAAATGATTTATCTTCTATTTTAGCTTTTGTTATTTCTGGTGGTGCAACTGTTCTATCTTCATCTAAACCTACTGTTTGAGGAATACCAGTACCATAGCCCACAACTTTTCCTAATTTTGTTACTACTTTATCTAAAGTACCAAGAACTAATTTTAATGAATTATTTAATAATACAAGTCCAACATTAGCAAGTTCAGTTACAAAATTTAATAGTTTGCCAAGTATGATAATTACTGGTTCTAATGTTTTAAGTAATTCTCCAAAACTTTTTAGTAACTCTTTAAACGAATTACTAAACCCACCATCAGTTCCTAGTAAGTCAGCAACATCTTTTAAATTTTCAAAAAGATTTTTAAATACTATTGCTAAATCTCCTGCTCTTTGTGATGAAGCACCACCAAATGTATTAGCCAAACCTCTTTCCAAAGCTTCCAAGATAACTGCTGAACCTTCTGCATCATCAGCAAATTTATTTAATTGTGATCTAGTTAATCCTAATTCTTTTTCTAATATCTGAAATACTGGAATACCTTTAGAAGCTAATTGAGATAAAGATTGTGAACCTATACCAGCACCAGTAGCACCTTTAGCAAATAGTCTAGTTAAATCATTTAAAGTATCTAATGAGTTTGCAGTAGCAGAAGCAGTATCTATAAATGTTCTAAGTAATTCATCTGTTGGTTCTATTCCTGAATTTTGTAATGTAATAAATGTATCAGATAATTCTTTTGTAGAAAATTGTGTTTGCTTAGATAAATTTCTTAATAGACCAAATGCTCTTTGACCACCCTCAACAGAACCAGTTACAAATCTTAAAGTTGTTCTTAAAGTTTCAAACTCTTTTGTAATATCTATTATTGGTTTTATTATTGCCCCTGCACCTAAACCTATTAATGCGTTTCTTAAACTTAATATTGAACCTTTTACACCACTAAAAGCTTTTGATGTATTATCAATGGCATTAAGTTTTATGTTTAGTTGCTGATCTGCCATAGTGTAGTTTTTCTCGTTCTGCCTTCACCTTAAAATATGCTATCCAATAATAAAATTCATCTTGTGTCATAAGATAAATTTCTTCTATACTTTTGTTTAATTCCTGACCAAGAGCAAGTATAGAATATAACTCCGTATCAGTTCTTACTTTTTTTCGGCTTCCTCGTAAGAAACACCAGACAACATTTCTGTTGCTAACTTAGCTATAACATTTGCATCAGCATTATTCAATAATGTTAGCTTGTCATCTAGCTTAAATATTTTATTTCCGTCTGCGTCTTTTGCTTTAAGAACTATTGCATCTACCAATACCGACAAATCGTCATTCTTAGCACCTTTAAATAGATTTCTTTTTTCTCCTAAAGTAAATGGTGAGCAGTATATTGTTAAAGGTTTGCCTTCCTCGCCCCACTCAGCTACCTCAATCTTTTTTATGCCTAAAGCTTCAAATTGTGCTTTAACTCTATCTATTACGTTCATATCTTCCTTTATCTAATTAATTATTGTGTTGATAATGATAATGCACCAGTACCAGTAAATGTTAATTCAGCTTCTACCATTCCATCAAATGATGCTGATATATTATAAGCTGTTACTATTGCAGAACCTTCATAAAATTTATCTCCAGTACTTGCACCTTCTGGGAAAACTTTAATTGTTATTGAACCACCTACAACTAGTAAAATTTGCCCTGCATCAGCTTCATCAAAAAATAATGATGCTGAACCAGAAAAACCTTTTAAACCAGCTTTGTAAGTTCTTGTAGTATCACCTAATGAAGTATCTTCAATAGTGTCAGATGTTTGCTCTAAAGTATAACTTCTAAGTTCGCCAAGAGTTGTTGTGCCAACTTTTATTACACCTTCTGAGCCAGTATGTGTTGCCATATTTGTTTCCTTGTTTGTTTATGTTAAGGTGTGCCAGAAGTGTATTGATACATAACTCGCACCACCATTCTGATACCACCTATTGGGAATAAAACTCCTTCATCAGTAGAAACTTCTACTACCTGAGTTTGTTTTGCATACCCACCACGTGTTCTATCAGAATTTAATCTTGTTTCAATCGTTGTAATTAACTCGTTTCTTTTTGTGTCAATATTTGTTGGAGTTCCTTTAACATAACCAACGATTACATAATCTGCTAATGCTTCTCTTAATGCACTTGTAAAACTTATTGTTTGATCTGATCTAGTTTCATTACCTGATTGCACAAAACAAGCTGGATATTGTTGTTCAGATAACTCATCAACATTAAAAGGTTCTCTAGTAACTTTTTTTAAAGTTATAGGAGATGTGCCAGTTGAAATTGTTGTAATAATATTAGATGCTATATCTTCTCGTTTGCTCATTAGATTTTAGATAGTTTGTTATATTCTTTCATAAATACATTCATAATAGGTTGTATCTCTCTTGCACCAATAGCAAAGAATTTTCTTTTCTTCTGATTGCCTAGTGCTTTAGTGTTTTGGAATTTATTAGCAAAATAAATAATAGCTTCTGTTGGTGATGACTTCTGTGTAATGTTAGATAGCATTTGACCTGAGAATGTTAAATCAGGAAACTGTGTTTGTCGCCCTGCATTACTTCTAAATGTTTTATAAGCTTCTGTATAAGGTGGAAAAGAATTACCATCTGCATTTTGACCTCTAGTAGTTCTTTGTTTAATAATACCCATTAAGAACTCAGCAGTTCTTCCTAATGCAGTCTTAACTATTTGTGGTTGTTCTCTTACTTGTTTCTCAAAGTTTTTAGCAACTTGTAAAGAATTATCTTCAACAGTTAATTTCATCTAATTAGTTTAAGTCTATGATAAGGTGCTTTTTCTGCATTGATAATTGTATTAGAATCATCAGCATCATACTCAACACCATCTCTTAAAATAGATTCAAATTCATCAGCATACATTTGTTGATAATGTTTCATCATAACTTGGAATCTATCAGGGTTATCATTTGAATTAAATTTAGTTAATTGTGGACAAGCATAAGAACCAATTACTTTATAAACACTTGCTCTTTTAAATTGTGCATCAGTTAATAATGTTGCGTCCATTTCAGTTGTGTTTAGTATTGAAATATCTCTATAAGTTTCTTTTGAATAAATAGGAAACCATCTTATTCTTAAATCTCGTTCTATATCTGCTCTTGCTTGTGCGTGATAATCATTTGGTGAAGTAAAGTTTGCAATACCAAACGTAAGAATATCTGGTTGGTAAAAAGTTAAATCTGCATCTACTGTAAAATTTGCCATAGTAATATTTAGTTGGTGGGGCTTTTACACCCCACCGATTTATTAATTAAAGAGCAGTGTCAGTTTTTACAGATACGCCATAAGTGTCTTTTAATACACCTACTCCGTATGTAATGCTGGCAACAATTTCTGTTCCACGAAGCGAAGCGTCTCTTTGAGTTTCCACTTTGAAATCCTCTTTAAGAGCTAAGCCGATTGACATTGGGTGAAATACTGCACCGAATGAATCATCATAAGCATCAATAGAGATATTTGCGTTTTCAAAAATATCAATACCAGCAAGTCTGCCGATATATCCATTTAATAAAGCTTCATTTCCAACATCAGAAATAGCACCACCAGTTGCGTTAACATAAGCTGGTT